AACACGATCAAGTATTACGATGGTACACATAGAAACCATCAATCCATGACGTTTGAGGTATGCGCTAAAGGTATTAGTTCAGAGGCGTATTGGCTACAGAATTTACCTGTATCAATCTATCCAATGTTTCTTCAAGAAATAATGCTTGAAAGAATGAACTACTCAAATATAAACGATATAGAAGAACATACCACTAAACTACAGCTACAGCGCCAAGGTGTAAAATCAGTAGTTATAGCACCTTATTTCAAAGATGGCAACTTTGTAGCTTACATAGGTTTAGACTTTGTGAAACAAGAGAATGACAGCTTGATTGATTATAACAAGTTTAAGTCATTTACCAATCAAATAGGAAACATTTTAATACAATAAATATGGCTAAAAGAAAAACAACAAGTCCAGTAGGCGGTAACAGAGGGTGCCTATGTAAAGACGGGACGTACTCGAAAGAATGTTGTCAGGGAGAACTATCTCAACAAGGGGTAGGAGCAACCGAAGGACAAGGAGTGTCTAACGTTACAAACACGAATGAACCACGCACAATCACAAGCGTAAGTAACTAAAAATGTAACAGATAAAAAAAGGTTAAGTTTTTAAAAGAAAAATAGTATGAACGCAAAAGAAATAGTAAACCAAGTTAAGACACTTTTAGGAATGGAAGTGAAATTGGCTACAATGAAACTATCAGACGGGGTAACCGTGTTAGAAGCTGAAATGTTTGAAGCAGGTGCAGAAGTATTTGTTTTGGCAGAAGATCAAAAAATCGCTTTACCTGTTGGCGAGTATGAACTTGAAGATGGAAAAATCTTAGTAGTACAACAAGAAGGTATAATCGCAGAGATTAAAGAAGCAGAGGTTAAAGAAGAAATGCCAGAAGTTGAAGCTGAGCCACAAGTTGAGGTGGAAGTAGAAGCAGAAGCAGAGGTTGCACCAACTGCGAAAAAGACAGTTGAATCAATCATCAAGGAAACTTTCTTTGCTGAGATGGAAAAACTAAAATCAGAAAATGAAGAACTTAAAGCTAAATTGGAAACACTTAGCGCAAGTACTCCTAAAGAAGTTACTGCTGAAGTTACTGAAGAAACAACTGCAACGACTACAACAGAGGTTGAACTTGAAGAAGTAAAACCAATCACATTCAATCCAGAGAGAACTAACGAAGTAGAAGGTTTCAAATTCGCTTCTAAACGTCCACGTTCAACAATGGATGCAATCTTAGAAAAACTAAATAAGTAATTAATCTTTTAAATTAATAAAATGGCAACAACAACATCAATTACAACTACTTACGCTGGCGAGTTCGCAGGTAAGTACATTGCTGCAGCTTTATTGTCTGCACCAACATTAGAAAAGGGAGGAATGACTATTCACCCGAATGTGATTTACAAAGAGGTAATTCAAAAGTTCGCAACTGATGACATCGTAAAAAATGCTACATGTGACTTCGATCCTACTTCAACAATCACTTTAACTGAAAGAGTCTTAAACCCTGAGGAATTTCAAGTTAATTTGCAATTGTGCAAAAAAACGTTTGTTAATTCATGGCAAGCGGCTGAGTTAGGTTACTCTGCATTTTCATCTATTCCAAAATCATTAAATGATTTCTTAATTGCGTATGTAGCTGAGAAAGTTGCTGCTTCAATGGAGTCAACTATTTGGACAGGTGTTAACGCAACTGCAGGTCAATTTGATGGTATCTCCACTTTAATCGCTGCTGATGCTGCTTTACCTGCTGCACAAGAAGTGACTGGAACGACCGTAGATGCGGGAGACGTTATTACGGAGCTAGGGAAGTTGGTCGATGCTATCCCTGCTCGTTTGTATGGACAGCCTGACTTGAAACTTTATGTATCACAAAACATCTATAAGGCATATGTTCGTGCTTTGGGTGGGTTCGCTTCTGGTGTAGGCGCTAACGGATATGACAACAAAGGAACTAATCAAGTATTAGGAGATTTAGTATTTGATGGTATTCCTGTATTCATGGCTAACGGATTAGCTGCTAACACTGCAATTGCAACTCCAACTTCTAACTTACACTTTGCGACATCTTTACTTTCGGATATGAATGAAGTTAAGGTCTTGGATATGAGTGATTTGGACGGTTCACAAAATTTCCGAGTAGTAATGAGATTCCGTGCAACAGCTAACTATGGCTTTGCTGAGGACATGGTTACTTACGGAATTACAAACTCTGCTAACTAATTCAACTATAACTAACGAAAGGGTGGTGCAATAAACACCACCTTTTTTTATATAAACAATTTAAAATTTTAGATATGAGCTGTGATATAGCAAACGGAAGATTAGAGCAATGTAAAGATTCGGTATCGGGTTTAGATGCGATTTTCTTCATCAACTATGGCGATTATAACGCTGAAACGGATGTGGCATATAACGTCACGAACACGGATATGATTGACGATGTAAACAATGTTGCTTCACTTTACAAGTATGAGTTGAAAGGTGCTAACTCATTTGAGCAAGCAATTAACTCTTCAAGAGAAAATGGAACTACTTTTGTTGAGCAAACATTGACTATCCAATTGAAAAAGCAGGATGCTGCAACACACAAGACAGTAAAATTATTGGCTTATGGACGTCCTCACATCGTGGTGAAAACACGTAACAACCAATACTTCTTGATGGGTCTTGAAAGAGGTGCAGACTTAACAGCAGGTACTATTTCAAGTGGTGTTCAGTTGGGTGACATGAGTGGTTATTCTTTGACATTTACTGCTCAAGAAAACATCCCTGCAAACTTCTTGAACTGCTCAAGTGATTCAGGCTTAGCAACCTTGTTTAGTTCAGCTACAATAGTAACTTCATAGGTTAATTATAGGTTATCGAAAGAGGGGAGTGTAATAACTTCCCTTTTTTTATGGAACAAAATATAGGTATCAAAGTTTAATAGTTATGATTATACTTCAGGAAAGTGCATCAAGTCAGACTATTAATTTCATTCCACGATCAGGCGGATATGATACGCTTGTTATTACGGATGAGCAGACAGGTGACGTTCAAACAATAACTACTTTCACAAGCACGCAAGGGGATTATTACGATACGATTACAGCGGTGTTTACGCTTGTAGAAAATAGATTCTATTCACTTGTGGTAAAAGACGGTACAATCGACTTATTTAAAGACAAGATTTTCTGCACTAATCAATCTATACCTACCTATTCCTTGAATACAGGTCAATACATTAATTACACAAGCAATAACGATTTCATAGTATATGAGTAACGTACACATTTTAAACTTGGCTGCTTATGAAACGCCAACGATCCAGGAATCAAAAAGAGACGAGTGGGTTGAATATGGGAGTGATAACGACTATTTCAGTTTTTTGATAGACCGATATACGAACAGCCCAACAAATAACGCCATTATAAACAACATTTCAAGACTTGTTTATGGTAAAGGGTTAAGTGCTACTGATGCATCACGTAAGCCGAATGAGTATGCACAAATGATGGCAATGCTCAATAAGGAAGATATACGAAAAGTAGTTAAGGACTTTAAGATGTTAGGTAATGCAGCTATGCAAATACATTACACTAAAGACCGAAAAAAAATACAGAAGGTATATCATATCCCTGTTAACCTAATACGTGCGGAAAAGTGCAATAAAGACGGTGAGATTGAAGGCTATTACTACTCTGACAATTGGAATGATGTAAAAAAGTATGCACCTAAAAGAATCCCTGCATTTGGGTATTCAAACGAACAGATAGAAATACTTTATATAATGCCTTATAGTGTAGGCATGAAGTATTACGCTTATCCTGACTATTTAGGGGCTTTGCCTTACGCAACACTTGAGGAAGAAATTGCAGATTATTTAGTGAATGAGGTGCAAAATGGTTTCTCAGGAACTAAGGTAGTAAATTTCAATTCTGGCGTACCATCAGAAGAGCAACAGCAGATAATTAGTTCAAAGGTATTAGGCAAGTTGACAGGATCAAGAGGTCAAAAAGTTATTGTTGCATTTAACAATAACGAAACAGAGAAAACAACGGTTGACGATATTCCTTTAAACGATGCTGCGGAACAATATCAGTATTTGAGTGACGAGTGTATGCGTAAATTAATGTTAGCGCATAACGTTACATCTCCGTTATTATTTGGTATTGCATCAACAAATGGCTTTAGTTCTAATGCTGATGAGCTTAGAAACTCAGCTATTTTGTTTGAAAACATGGTTATTAAACCAATTCAAGAACTTTTGATTGATGCATTCGATAGAATATTAGCTTATAACGGAATAAGTTTAGACTTGAAGTTTGAAGGTCTTAATCCATTAGATGCAGAAGGTGACTTGACCAATACCGAAGGAAGCAAAGTAATTGAAGGCATTAACTCGCTTTCTCCATTGGTTGCTAATAAAGTTCTTGAATCCATGACACCGAACGAGATTCGTGCATTGGTAGGATTATCTCCAGA